TCTACTGTAGCATTGGCACTGTCTGTAACAACTATTTTAAGAGTATGCAGTGCATTATCTTCTAATGTATAGTTAATTGTCTTTTCAAGAGTTAAATCGGTTGTTATAGTTTCTTTTAATACATCATCTATAAAATATTCTATTTTAGTTAACAATGTAGGGTCTGTGTGGTCAGCTTTAAATGTTGCTTGTGTGGAATTATAAGAAGATACTGTTAAAAATGGTAATGCTTGGAGTAATGTTATTTTAGCGCGACCATCTGAGTAATTACCTACAACAGTAGTATTTCCAGCAGTTGTCATGACTACATTATCAAAATAATATTCAGAAGTTGGTGTATATCCAGGTGGCTTATAACTATCTTTAGTTAATACATAACCACTTCCGCCACCACTTCCATATTTACTAGAATCAGCACAAGCGCCACCATACCAGCCACCGCCTCCACCTGTATAAGGTGAAGGTTTACTAGGAGTAGCGCCTTTTCCAAAAAGACCATCGCAAGAACCATCATCAGGGATACTTCTGCCGCCTTCGTATTGTGTACCACCAAAAGTAGGTCTGCCATTCCAGCCTCTACCAATTCCACCTTTTAAACCTCCACCTCCTCCTCCGTCATAAGCATCATAGCATCCACCACCACCTCCAGCGACAATTATACGAGATAGTAAGCTTTGTTCATTATCCCAAGTACCACCAACAAGCCTTATATCAGTAGCACCACCACCACTACAGCTAGCAGCATATCCACCACCATTGAACGGATAACCTTTTCTACCATCTAAACCAACATAAAGATATAGAGTAGTTTCTTTTTTTAATGTCAATTCGCCACTACAATAACCACCATAACCATAATAAAAGCCACTTTCAAAAGGAGTGCCAGATGCACCACCTCTAGCACCCCAACATTCAAATTTGTATCTACCAGGTTTCAATGTAACATTTTGTTCTATATTAGCACAATCAAAATTCCATTCAGTCTGCATTTTCTCACTCTCCTCTCTTAAATAGGTAACATATCATTTTGTATAGATATATTAACCTCATTAAATTTTTCTATTTTTCTAACAACTTCATCTATTGCCCCTTGCACATTCGTAGCAGCAAGATTACTTGTTGCATTATTATAGCTTGTTTTCTCTGCTGTTGTTTCTATACTATCTACACTAGTTTTTACCTCATTTAATGCACTAACTATATTTGTTTTATCTGTTGTGGTAAGTTGTGTTGTATCTCCTATTTTATTGTTTAACTCTGTTTTAGCAGTTTCTAAGTTGCTTGTTAATTCTGTTTTAGTTGTATCTATTTTAGTGTCTAAGTCCTGCAAATCTTTTAAAGTTGCTAGAATGACAGTAGGGTCTACTTTTAGATTTATATTAGCTACATTAGATACAACTAATATTACTTTTATTAATAGTTCTTTTACAGTCCCCGAATCTGCTTCAGGTTTATATGTTGTTGGGTAACTAGAAACCGCTAATAATTGGTCTTTGGAATCGAATAGACCAACTTCTCTTATTTCAAATCCTCCAACATCGCCAGGTATGAATTTTTGTATTACTACCCAGTTAGGATTGTCTTTATCTACTTGTGCATGTTCAAGTGTGCTTTCCCAAACTACATTTTTTAGTGCTGTTTGACTCTCATTTGGAGTATAAGAACTCCCTCCTCCATCTCCAACTTTTATCTTTGCAAAATCTACTTTTTCACCTGTAACACTTGCATTTGCTATTGCTGCCTTACCAATGTCAGTTACTAGAGTAAAATATTGTTGTTCTGCCAATTTTATCACCTCATTTCTATTTTTTAGGATACAATGTTACTTTTTCTAGCGCTCTATCATTTCCACTGCAAATAGCTATTTCTCCAAAACTTTCTAAATCTCTAGGTACATAAGGATATATTGTAACTGTTTCCCCTGCACTAATCGTCGCACCTGCGTAAAGTCTACTTTTATCAAATAAAACTCTCTCAAATTTATGTTCTAAATGCGCAGGTTTTATTTCTTCTATTTTCTTGTCTAACTCTAAAATAGTGTTATAACTACAATCATTTGTTATAAAACTAAGTGTAAAACTAAATAGATTGCTAAAAACTTCTACATCAACATTAGTCTTTGTGTAGGCTTCTGATATAGCTTTTATAACTTCTATCGTAGTTGTACCCTTACCTCTCATTTTTGCTTTTATATTACTTCTTCTATCTTCTATATTTAAATCAAATCTATTTTTAATAGATAAAATATTTTCCCAATAATCCAATCCCCAAGTGGCTGTATCTACAAAGAACTGGTCAAAAGTATCGTCATAAGTTTCTCTAAGTGTTTCTAGTTCTATGTCATAAGCTTCTTGTATTTTACTAGTAACATTATTGTTGTAAAAAGAAGGTAGCTTATCAATTAATTTCATTAAACTACCACCTCACTAAACTCTAGGGTCGTAACACTTGGAACTTTGTCTTCTTCAAATACTATATTTTCAGCTTTGTTATTTAACAGTAAATTGCTAAAGTCATGTATACCCTCAATAGACGCAAGTATTGCACTTACTTTAGTGTAAATTATTTCTTTATTAACATTTATTAAATAACTATTAATACTCTCTAAGAAGCTTTCTTTTACAAAATCTAATGTATATCCCGCTTCTAATTTTATAGATGCACTTATACTTATATCTAAAACGCTTGGAGTTAAAACGGTTAACGCAGGACCTATTGGCATTTCTTCCTCAATATGTTCTTTGCATCTTTCAATTACTTCTGTGTCAACAGCTTGATTATTTTCTCCAAATATTAATACCTTTACCGTCCCTGGACCATCCCATCTCGGATAGATTTTAGCGTTATATACTCCTTCAACTTCTAAAGCCCATTCTTCATAGTGAGCTTTATTTCCACTTGTAGCTTGATTTCTTTGGATTTTATAGAATCTCTCTTTTAATTCTTCGTCTGTTTCTATTTCTGTACCACCTTTAAAGTCTAAATTATTATATATTTTACTTATACCGTTTATTTCGTCTTGTAGCTTAAATTCAGTACTTGCAGGTATATTATATCTAATTCCAATTTCTAAAGCCTGTACGGGGCTTGTATTTTGTTCGATTTCCGAACTAATTACTATATCTTTAATTACTACGAATAATAACTCATTGTAAGATATAATTGTTCCATTTGGTATAACTGTTCCAGCTTTTCCCTCGAATACCACTTCTCCTGTAGCTTCTGTTCCTAGTTTTCTGTATACTCCAAATTCATTTACCCGTTTATCAAGAAAATCATCAAAATTATCTTCAATAAAAGCTTTTTTATGAAGATATGAAAGTTCTATATAGAATTTTGCGAGTTCTGTACTGATTGGAGATACCATATCACTTAAAAAAGAACCCTCACCCTTATAGATATCTAAATCTATATTTGATAGAGTTCTATTTTTAATGACATCATAAGTTTGACTACTATACATTAACTTCTACCTCCCCATAAATCGTCGAAATTTCTATATTTACACTTAATAAATCATCTGTAAATTTTGTATCCTTGATATTGACATCTAATATATATTGATTAACTAATAAAGCCTCTTTTATATATCTACTAGCTTCACTTTCTGTAAGTCCTTTACTATATTTCTGTCCAATAAGTTCAGATAATTCAGTTCCATAGCCCCAGCTATAAATTTCATGCTCATATCTATTTGTTTTGATGCATTTATACACCCAAATTTTGATAGCTTCATTGCCTTCAATAATCTTAAAATCTCCATTTTCTAAAATAGGTTCATCTTTTTCAAAATCCCAGGCCACTTCACGAAAGATTGGCAATTCTTCCGTTTTAGGCAAGATATAATCTTCTGGGACACCTATAAAAGGAAATATTGTACTCATTATAAACTCACCAACTTACTTACAACAGCAAATTTATCACCTATTTTGAACATTATTACTATGTCTCCAGATTCAAAAGTATCTATAAATGGATTTTTTACTTCATGTTGATGTTCTTGATTTGTTTCTGTATCAAATGATTCTATCTGTCTATCAAGCATCCAACTATCTATCAAAATATCTTCTTTTTCTAATACGATGTTATTTATCTCTATTTTTAAATCTGGTAATTTGCTTTTAATTTTTCCAACAAAAAAAGAAGGTTCATTGTAATGTTTTCCTTCCTCTCTTATTATTCCTATAAATTCATTTATTGGATCAGACACTATATCACCACCTTTTTATAAATATCTTCTAGCTGTTACATAATTTTTAGTGTAATAGCTACCACTTAACTTACTTATTTTTACAACATCACCAGTATGCGGAGAATGAATAAATTCTCCATTTCCAATAAACATACCAACATGGTCTATTGTTCCATTTGCTCCTTTGCTAGAAAAGAAAACTAAATCTCCTGGTTGTAAACTTCCTTTACTTACTGCTTTACCTGCTTTTCCTTGGCCTCTTGATACTCTAGGAATGTTTATACCTATCTTTTTGTAACACCATTGAGTGAATCCACTACAATCAAAAGTATTTGGACCAGTAGCTCCCCAAACATACTTACAGCCTAGCTTGCTTTTTGCTATACTTATCAATTCTTTAGCTTTTCTTGTTGCATTTGTATAGCCTGTGCCATCTCCAATTATTATTGTTCCTTTTCTTCTTCCAAAATCATTACATTCTTTTTCACTAGACATTAATATATCTATTCTATACACTCCATTTTTTAAGCCAATCGCTCCTCCTCTGTCTGTTACTGTATAAGTTTTACCATCAATTTTAGTTCCAGGACATTTTGCTTGAATTTTTGTTTTAAATTTAAGTTTACTAGGTGCAGCACAAGTATTGTTTGAAGGTACAAGTCTTTTACCATCCATAGCTTGATAATAACCACCCTCCATAGGGTTATTAGACGGATAATAAGCTGTAAATTCTGCTTTTACTTCTCTTCCATTTAGCGTACCTTCTCCATTCAAATCAGAACTTTCTTCTTTTTGCTCGTCTTGTCCTGCTGTCTTTTCATCCATGATATTTTGAAAATTTAAATCTAAATCTATCTCATAATTTCCGCTACTGTCCCAATTATGTTTATCTGTGTCTATATAAAATAGTCCTACAAGACCTGTATAGTTGTCTTTAACCTTTACACCTCTGCCAGTCACACAACTTACATCACCATAACCTTTTAAATTGCAAGTCTGTTCTATTCCCTTGAACTCACTTTCAATATCTACAGTACTATTTTCTTGTTGCTGTATAACCTTTTGCATTATTACTCCAACATCTTTAAAAATTTTATCGTCTATCTTTTCACTTATTTTATTCCCATACTGGTCTACTACTAATACCTTGTTTTTTACATTCTCCATGCTCTCTGAAAAGCTCGTGTTAATAAGATTAGACCCTTCTTCAAACATGACATTTAGTGTAACCGTACCTTTTTCAATAACATTAAATTTATCTATATTAGCTTCTATCATATACTTTTTTTTAGTTGTTTTACTAGCTTCTGTATATGCACTCATTATAGTATCATAGCCAGTTACGCCAATAAACATCTTAGTATATTTAACATTAGTTTTAGGTATGTTTCCAATCGAAAGCTTATTGTCATTAAAAACTTGCTTTGCAATTTCTTCAACTAACTTATCTTTAAAGTTATATGATACTTCACTTTGAGTAAGTAAAAACCCCATATCCTTAGATACAAAACTAATACTATTGTTGCTAGAATCTTTAGACCTATTAATTATCATTCCTCGATAGATTTCTTTCTCATCTACATAAAAACAAACTGTACTAGCTATAGGTATATTAATTTGCTGAAAGTTAACATCAGAAGCTGACTGGACTATAGAAAATTCTAATGTTCTGGAAGGTGACTTATAATCACCTGACCAAGTTACTTTTTCTACTATATCTGTTATGTTGTATATAGCTCCATTCTTTATATGGACCTGTAATTTTATATTATTAATCTAAATCACCTTCTTGTCTTTTCGATTTATAAGTGATTAATTTATGTTAAAACCTTTAAATGGAGATAATTTTAAATCAGTCAATTTACTTAACTTTAAAAAAGTATCCCAAAAATCTGATTCTCTATTATCTCCAAAACATTTATCTAAGTGTTTACAATCTGTACAAGGGAAATCTAAGTCCTTTTCGTTATGCATGAAACTTTTTATAGCTCCAATTTGTATAAACTTGCCTATGCAATATAAATCTTTTTCTGTAAGTTTTATTTCATCTTGCATAATAACACCTCTTTTACAATTTAATCTACAAAACCTGCACCTGGACACATTCTTACTCCTGTAATTTTTGATAATTTTATGAATGTGTCCCAGTGTGCATAACCATATCCACTTTTAAAACACTCTCTTTCATACTTGCAAGTTTGGCAAGGGTCTAATATATCATGTTCTTCTCTAAAACATCTCTTTATAACGTTTATTTGAATATGTTTTGCCATACAATATAAGTCTTTTTCTGTTAAATCTTCTTTCGTTAGACCATAGTTTTCTGGTATTATTCTTACTTTCTGCAACTCTATCACCTCGCTTAAGGAATTACTAGAACCCAACCATCTTTTATAATATCTGGATTTTTAATTAATTTTTTATTTGCATCATAAATCTTCTTCCACAAATCCCCATTACCATAATATTTTTTTGCCAAACTCCAAAGGCTGTCACCTTTACCTACCTTATGTGTTTTTTGCTTAGTATCAAATCCTTTTGTCAGTGGCACATCTTTTACAGAAGATAACTTTTCATCATTATTAATGCTTACTTTAGATATTTGTATCCTTCTATATTCTTTTAGACTTAATGTAAAATACACATCCCCTGTGCAATCTTTTTCTTCATATTGAAAATCTGTTATAATACATTCAAAATTTATATTTGTTTCTGTAATTGTAAATCTTAATATAAAACCCTCATTCATCCATCTTTGAATTTTATTTACACAGTCATATGGTGATGGGAAGCCTGTATAATCACAGTAACTGGCTTCATTTCTGGGGAAGAAACTAGATATTTCTGTAGTTCTTAAGCCTACACCTCCAAACACTGCAATTTCCCCTAATTTTAATACATTTGAGGTATTTACTATTGCTTTACTGTTTATCTCAAAACTTGAAGGAAAAACAGGGAATCTGAAGGTGTCATTTGCTTGTCTAATCCACATTTCCAACTACATCACCTCTATATCTATTCTAAAGATATTAAAAACTTAGCTTCATCAATTATAGTTTTTTCAAAAGCTTTATCCAAATTTTCGTACCTAGAAATATCTTCTTCGTGGTTTGAATACTCATGTATATCTTCAATTAAATTTTCTTTTGCTTGTATCAAAATTTTTAACCTCATTGAACAAGCAATAAATTCTGTATCTTTATTCATTCAATCACCTTCTTTTTCACACAAAAAAAGTACTTGCTATTAAAACAAGTACTTTGCATATTTTTTCTAATTTGTGGTATAATAAAAGCAAGAAGAACTACAATCTATTTAAGACTAGAGTGGAGTTCGTAAATTAGTGTTTCTTTTTGAACTTAATCTTTAGTTCAAAACTAAAGTCACTCTGGCCGGAGTGGCTTTTTACTTTTTTAAATAATTTACTAGTTAAGTAAACTATTAAACTGGCAACTAAACTTGCTAGTACACCTTGTAAAAAATTATCCACGTATATTCACCTCCCTTCTTAGCGTTGGGAGGATAATTTTTTGATACATGAACTCCACTCTATAAATTGTAGATTACATCTTCTTGCTACAATTATTATAACATATAATTCTTACATATTTTTCCTATATCGTACTTTTTATTTTATTTTCTATTTTTTCAATAAAAAGCACCTACCAAAAAGTAAGTGCTTCCTTTGTTTATTTAGTTTTGAGCCCACATAGTTAATATAAAACAATGTGTGTGGTGTTTCATCACCCACCTACAATGTATTTATATACCACTTGGTTAATATAAAACATAAAAATGAAAATTTTAACTGCTGTTACAACACTGTTCTTTACATACCACATTGTTAATATAATTCTGTACTTATATTATATCATTTTTTAACATATAAAGCACTTGAAACAATGTAATATCCAAGTGCTTTATATGTTTTATTTGATTATTATTCTAATGTTATAAGTTTAATAATTCTTTTTTCTTAGCATTAAATTCTTCTTCTGTTATTGCTCCCATGTCTAATAACTCTTTTAATGTTTTTATTTTCTCTAGTGGGTCAATAACATTATTTTTATCAGCTATATTATTAGCATCTTCAACTTTATTGTTTTTTCTATATTCAACTAATTTTTTATAAATAGTTGCACATACATTGTCATTTTTCTTAAAAGATAATATAAAATCTTTACATTCTACTATTAAGTATTCCTTTTTATCTACTGTCTTTTTTTTCATAGCAAGAGCAAATGGCCCAAACAAAGCTATTCTAGTTGCTGTATATCTTCTAATAACTTCCTCTTCTTTTTCAATAGAAACACTTTTTATTTCTGAATAAGAAACTTCAAAAACATCAATCATTTTATCATTTGATTTTTTTCCAGATTTTTTAAATAATATTTTATTATCTTTAACTACAACAAATAGAAACTCTTCTTTATTTAAAAGTGGATGACCACCTATATATTCTAACATTACCATTTCGCTATTACTGAAGTTTCCTTCTTCATCTTTACTATTTTCCATACATTCTAAAATATCATTTTTAGTCAATTTTTTTATTGGCTTACCTGATGCAACTATCTCAACTCTACATTTTTCGAGACAGTTTTTGCACAAGTACCCATCTAAAACTTTTAAAGCATCTGTATCCGCTCCACAAATTATACATGGTTCTTTTACTATTTTTTCTTTTCTACTAAATAATCCCATATTTATCCCCCTAAAACTAATATATACTACGATTATAGCATATATTGCTGCAATTTAGGGGTACATGTTTCTAAACGCCACCAGCTATTCCTAATTTTATTTCTCTTACTAACATTTTTGTTAATTTATTTATGTCAGCTTCTTCTTTAACTGTAACACCGCCTAAATTTATGTTTATAGTAATATTATTATCTTCTTTATTATTTGTAGTTTTACTATCAGTTTTATTAATAGTATTTTGTTCAGTTCTTTGTGCTATAGCTTCTTTGTACTTTCTTGTATAGTCGCTTTCTTCGATTTCTTGTGGTTTGTACATTCTTTGAGTTAAATTACTAACTACATTGTCAATATTACTCTTCAAACTTGGCAATTCTACTTTTATACCTTCCCAAATTCCTAAAGGAAGGAATCTACCTACTAAATCTCTTAATTTCCAAGAAGGGGAATGTACTCCAAATCCATTTTTAAATCCATCTATTACGCCTTTTGCAAAGTCATTTACTTTCCCTTTTAACCAGCCACCAGCTCCTGTGATACCATTCCAGAGTCCTTTGACAATGTTTTTTCCTATATCCATCACCTTTTTAGGTAAAGATTTTAATGTATCCACTACTGTATTTATTAATTTTTTAGCTCCTTCTTTACCCTTTGTTGCCATTTGGCTTCCCCAAGTAACAACTTTTTGAACTGTATTTGTAAGCCAAGTCCAAATCCTTCCAGGTAAAGTAGTAAAGAATGTTACTATATTATTTATAATCATTGAAGTGTATATTTGAGCAGAAGTTAACATTGCGATACCCCATTGACCTATTTTTTGAACTGTACTTACTAACCAAACCCAAATTTTATTAGGAAGCTGCGCAAAAAATGTAACAACATTGTTTATCCAAATCGGAACATTTGTAACTAAGTAGGTCCATACACTAATGCCCCAAGATATTATTTTACCTAATGCAAAACCTAGCCCATAACCAATTTTTGCAGGTAATTGTCCAAACCACACTCCAATATTATTTATCCATGTTGGAATTGTTTGAGTAAAGAAAGCTACAATAGCATTCCAGCCATTTATAAATGCTTGTTTTATATTATTCCACATTTCTCCAAACCATTGCACTGCATTTGAAAAACTGGTACATAAATCATTCCAAGCTTGTGGAATAGTTTGTGTAAAAAAATTACATATGCCACCCCAAACCTTTGTTGTTGTTTCTTTTATATTATTCCAAGCATTTATAACAAAATCTCTGAAACCTTTATTTGTGTTCCATAAAACTACAAGCCCTGCTACCAAAGCAGTTATAGCTACTATAGCAATACCAATAGGACCTCCTAATAATGCACTTGCTTTTGCTAATAGCATTGTCCTAGCTTGAGCTATAGTCATATTTTTAGTTAAAACTCCTACCAAAATCTGAAATCCACTTAACACTGTACCAGCTTCTGCCATACCAACCATATATACCCGTACTGCCAATTTGGCTGCAATCCAAGCTTTTTTTAGTGCAACAATACTTTTAACTGCACTAGTCATAATAGAAGCAACTTTAATGCTCACAAGTACACTTGCAATAGTAGGTCCATTTTTCAGAACCCAACTAAGACTCTTAATCATAGTTGGCAATGCCTTTGTTGCAACTTTTATAATTGTAGATGTTAAATCTCCAAAAGATTGTGCAATTTGCGAAATACCTGCTTTAAGTGACCCACTTGAAAACTGTTTATCTAAGTCACTTAAACATTGTATCCCTGTTTCAGCTGCATTTTTAAGAGGTTCTTTTAGTTTACTATATATCTCTATACCCAGATTTTTAAAACTTTCTTTTAGTATCCCCACTTTAGATTCTAATGTATTAGACATCTTTGCATATGCACTTGAAACAACATCAGCTTGTGTAGACATAGCTTTTAAATTATTAGTATATTGCTCTGAATTTTGACCAGAAAGTGCAAGTGCAGCTTTCCCTGCTTCAATACTACCAAACATATCTATTAAACTTTTTTTATTTTTTTTAGCACTTCCATCCATGAGGTTTAAAATTTCATTAAGTGGTACTCCTGCTTGCATTAGTTCTTTAAAAGATTTCCCTGCATATTTAGTTCCTTTTGTAGCACTTAATAAAGATTTATTTGCTACTGTGCCAGTCTTTCCAAGTTCAGCAAGCAAACTATTTAATTGTGTCGTGGCTTGTGCTGTAGGTGTCCCTTGTGCTGTCATGTTAGCAAGTGATGCTCCTACCTGTTCAAAACTGAAACTCATTGCAGATGCAGTTGGGGTTACTTGTGCTAATGTTGCTCCTAATTCTCCAACTGTAGTGATACCTTTATTTTGTGTCTGCATCATAACTTTGTGTACTCTATCTGTTTCTGATACATCCATTTTATAGGCATTTAACACTTTTGCAGTTGCTGTTAAAGCTGTGTCTATATCTGTAAATCCTGCTTTAGACAATTTAGCATTTTTAGTCATAAAGTCCATTGCTGACCCCATATCTTTTGTGACAGGAATACCCGAAGATAGAGCGTTGTATAAACTTTCTCCTATAGAAGATGCTGCAATTCCTGTATTCTTGGATAACTCTAATACTTTATTATTCAAATTTTCTGTATCTACTTTAGTGTCTCCAAACATAGTGCTTGTTTTTGTCATTGCAGTTTCAAATTCTGCCCCTGCCTTAGATGCAGAAACAAGTCCTGCACCTATCCCAGTCACAATCCCTGCTCCTGCTATTTTAGCAGCATTACTGACCTTTCTAAATTGTTCTTGTAATCTTTCTTGTGCTTGCGATGTAGAATTTGTTTGGTTTTGAAGAGCTCTAGTAGCATCTCTAACTTGTCTTAAAGTTCTACTAGCTTCATCTCGCATTCTTATTACAGCTTCTAAAGCTCTACTACCTGCTGACATACTCTACAGCCCCTTTCCAAAACTCTTTATTTCTTCTATTCTTTCATCCATTTCTTGATACATAAAAGCTTTAACTATGCGTTTTTCTCCATGTTTAAACTTATAAAAAACAGATGGCATTATTCCTTTATATCTAAACATTAGATACATTAAATTAACTTCACCATCTGTTTTTATTAGTTTTTTATTTTTTCTTCTATTCTCTTATCCTTTTCAGAGTTGGATTCGCTATACCCATTTAACTCGCATATTTTGTTATATAAATCATTTATTTCCCCTGCTAATAACATTTTTCTTAACAGCTCTCTTGGTGTTGGAGATTTAAAATGCTTCAATAATTCTTTGTCTTTAAATGTTTTGCAAGAAGCTAATATAATATTTGTTTTCATTTTAAAATTATCCAAATCCTTTAAAGAACCATTTTCTATTTTTAATCCACTTGACTGTAATTCGTCAAAAGTTTCCGGTTCTAATGCTGTACATTCAAAAGGCAACTCTATACCTACTTTTTTACAAAATATTTTATATGTCATGCTTGGCATTTTAATTTTACCTGCATCCATTTTAAGCAATAATTCTACTATATTTTTTACTTCTGTTGCTTCTTTTTTATCTACTATTTCTTTTTCTAATTTATTTTCACTCATATTAATTCTCCTTTTTATTATTAATTATTTTTTATGCTGCATCTAATATCTCAAAATCTTCAAAAGTGAATGATGCTTCAATTTCTCCCTCTTTACCATTTTCCCAATCTATAATTGACAACCCATCAAAAGAAACCCCTGTTAAAGAAATTCTTTCCACTCCTTTAGCATCAGGGTCAGCTAATTTACTTATAATAGTAAATTTAGGCTCTCTACCTTCTTTTATAATTTGGGTTATATACTTTAACATATTTGAATCTACATGATATAGAGTTATAGAGCCTTCCGCACTAGCACCTATCACTTTTTGACCTTTTATCATTTTTCTAGGTCTAACTATTTCAGCTTTATCTAGTTTTATTTCAGCTTTCAATGCTTTACACTCTGCTATTTGTACCTCATTTAACCAACATTCTCCGAATGTTCCATTTATTACATTTTTACTTTCAAAACTTGTAGCCATATTCTCACCTCTTTCTACATTTGAACTCTTATGTTTATATCTTCCATTGCATCAACCAACTTTAGATTTATTAAGTAAAATCCATTTGAGCCAGTATTAGCTTCTTTTATTTCATTCTCTTTCATTTTACTAACATCTATTTTTTTACCTTCTAAATACTCCTTTTGCTTCTCTAAATCAATTTCAACAGTGAAATTAGAGTCAATTAACTCTTGTTTTGCCAATTCAGTTAAATAAGATTGTACAGCAACTATAAATAAACATTTGTTGTCATAAGTATTTGGACATTTACGCAAATACTTTTCTACATAAATGTTTTTTATATCTTTACTTATTAAATCTTTTGTATCAACAAGCTTGATTTTTTGAAATATTTCTCCTTTTTCTGCTGTTAAAGTTGTAAGAGAATTTATTCCCCTAGCAATTCTAATCTTGCCTGATAATCTTCTTAAAATTAATTCTCCTGCTTGAACTTTAGCATCTGCACTAGCTTTATCTATTTTTACAATAGACTCAACTTCATCCAAAGGTGCATAAGTAATTGATTGTGTGTTTGGAGTAGATGCTATAAGAGAAGCAACACGTGTTGTGTATTTTTCTGCTGTTATTTCTTCACCATCAACTACTACATTTTCAGTAAAGTTGATGATTGCTTCATTATCAGCTTTAATGTTTGCTAGTACCGCTTTAGCTTCTGTACTTTCTTCCTCTCTTATCTTCTTAATCCAAGTTACAATTTTTGTTTTTTCTGCTTCTATAGCTTCTGGCATACAAAGATAATTAAACTCTACAGATTCTAATTCTTCTAGTATATCCTCAACCTTTCCATCCTCTGTGAAAGTACTTATAATAACTTTGCTTGGTCTTAATACCTTCTCGTTGTCGGTAGCCCCTACAAAGCCATATTTAATATATTTTTTATTATCAGCACTCAATGAAATTGGTATATCGTCTTCGCTTGTCAGCTCTTTATACATCTTTGTTGTATCTTTTAATATAATCGCTACTATTCCAGCTTTTGAGCGTTGTATAAAGCTTGTAGCCAGTTCTTTAAATTCTATATTTATATTAACTAATCCAGCCATTTAATCACTCCTTCCTTTAAATCTCATATTTAATTCTTCCATTAATTCGTGTTTTTCTTCTTCAAAATAAATTTGTTCATGATAATTTATAGATATAAGAAATTGAACATAGTTTCCTATTTCATCTTTTTCTATACTTCCATTTTTCTTACTGAAAGTTAAATATCTATCTTTTACTTTTATATTTCTAGTGAATATGTTCTCTAATTTATTTAGAATATCAAATAAATCTGTTTTTTTCTTTTTCCAGTCAGGCAAATATTTTATATCAACTAAAAAGCTTTTTATGTCAGTCTTTTTAGTCGCTGTCTGTGCCACTTCTGGCAATATCTGCACAAAAAAACAAGACTTTTTATTGTCTTGTATGTTATATCCTTCTACAAATATATCTTCATTAAAATTATTACCTAATTCTTTAGTAAACGAGTATAGTATATCTTTATAACTTAACAACGCATCACCTCTAATTCCAAAAATCTATTATTATTTGATTTAATTCATCATCAATTATACTGCTCATTTCATCAACGCTTCTTGCCAACATAAATACACCTGGTACAAAACTAATTCCGTTAGGCTTAGGTCTATAGTTTTCGCTAGTTCCTGTTCCTTGCCTAGTTCTATGACCATATTCTAGATGATGAATATACTCGACATTGTTTGATACTACGCCATCAAATAGATTAAGCTCTTTATATTTCCAACTCTTTCTAGCTGTTCCTCCATCTATTTTGGCAACTGGTGTTTTAGGTTTTACTTTTCTAAGAAGTTTATTACCTATATTATTCTTAGCCCTTCTTAAGTTCTTTGACATTTCCCTTCCTTCTCTTTCTAAATCTCTTATTAATGTGTCTAGACTATTAAACTCTATCATTTAATATCTTTCCTTTAGGGTCAAATTGACTTGTAAGTGGCTTGAATAAGGAAATGGTTTAGATGCAATAAAAGTTTCTACATTCCCATTTTCTAAAGTTATATCGAGTATATCTCCAACCTGCAAATCTATTTCGGGTCTACAATATAATTCAAAAACTGAAATAGAATTTGTTATATCTGTATCTATGACATTAGGTATATTTCCATTCAAACCACAAGGCACATCTTCTGCAATTACAACATTCTCGTTAAAATATGTAACTCCTGTATCTTCATTTTTAATACTTACACATCTTCTTATTGTCATTTTGCAAAAGTAAGTCAATGCTAATATATCTGCCTCTGTCATATTACCACTTCACTTTTCTAAAATTATTTAAAATATTCTTATCCTTTTGAGATAGTTTTATTTCCATCAACTCATCTGTTGTTTTAGCTGTTGCAACATTAAAAGTTACAGAATAACCACCACGAGAAATTGAACTAATTTTGTTATTCTCACTAGTATCACTTGAACTTAATATAGTTTCTTTTAATTTTACAATAACTTTATCTTCTATAATATTTTCAAGAGCAGAATTAAGTGTTTCTATATTGCAGTATGCAAGAACTAGAGTAGTGTATTTTTTAATGTACAGCTCTATTAAATTATCATAAGTATCATCTTTTAAATTTAGAATTAATTTTATATTATCTAGCATTTAATCACCTCGAACTGAAATAGAGAAACTAAATATTATTTAATTTCTCTATTAATTCATCTTTTTTCAGCTTTGAATAACCTTCTATGTCATTCTCTTTTGCTAAGCTTTTCAGTTCTTCAAGAGTTGAATTTTCTATATCAATATTTTTCTTATCTTCTAGTAACTTAAATCCATCTTGTATTAGTTTATCTTTTAAGATAGAATCTTCTACTCTACGTTCTATATTTTCTTTAATTAATATAAACATTTAAATCACTTCCTAACCCACAGGTTTAGCATCTTTAAAATTAGCATATACAGAGTTAGCTTTATTATCAGTAACCCATAAATCATGATATCTTCTATAGTCCATAGACCAAGCATTTGCTGTTTGGTTTGTTTCTGGGTCAAATATTCTCATTTTATCTTGTTTTGTTATTGCAAGAGGTACATCCACTGGTGCTATTATAAAGTTGGTATCTAGTGCTTTTGTACCTTTTAAATATCCTCCTGCTGTTTGATTAGAAGTAGTACCATCATTAAGTAAAATAGATGAATACATTCTGTTTTGAGGTGTTTTTATAAGAGCACAACCATCAATTGATGGTACTTGTGTTTGTATACCACCTTGTGCAAAAGTAACAGCTGTTAATTTTTCTAAGACTTTTTCTTCTATTGCAAACATACTGTCATAAGTTAAATGACAAACTAAAGGTCCATTGTATCCATTTTCTCTAATTATTTTTATACCTGTTTTTATCTTATTTATTATTGTACTTGAATTTACTGAGTAACTATACTCAACATTAGTGTCTCCTTTTATACCTATAGCAATAGTAGCTAGACGACTTAATCTATAAGCATCTATCTCTGGTATGACTTTTAACCTTTGAAATTCTCCCATGACAGTCGTTGCTGTTACTAAGAAATTTGTTTCATCTACATCCATAGCATCTAATGTGAATTTTCTCCCTCTATCTTGAGTCATTGTTTTAGTTTCATATTCAAATTTAACATCTCCACCAACATAAGCATTAGCTGAACCTCTTGAATAATCTCCTAAACCATCTGTAGAAAGCTTACCTATTTTTACTTCTTTTCCTCCTTCATATTTTATTTGTTTAGCATTAGAATCCATCCAACCAGTTAATAATTCTTGTGTTGCTTGTTTATCCAATCCTTGTTGTAAAACTTGTCCGTACGCTAGTGTATTAGCCATCTAATCATCCTCTCTTAATTATATTATTTAACTCCTAGTATTTCATTCACTACAGTTTCCATATTTGCAGTTTCATTTGTTTCTCCACTGCCACCTGGTATATATTTATAAAAAGGTGTATTTGTTTGAGTAGTAGTTTCAGTTGTACTACTTTCAAACAAATCTTTGTAGCTTTCTTGTAACCCTTTTAATTGTTCCTCTATCCCTACTATCTTGCCATCTTCACCTATAGTTATTTTTTCTAAGTCAAACTTATTTGTTAGTAAGTCAGTGTGTTTAGCTTTGTTAGTTAATAAAGCTTTCTCAACAGCACTTAATTTCCTTGTTTTCAAACTTTCGTTTTGTATTTTCTCAACTTCTAGCTTATGATTCTCTTCTATCTTTTTAATTTCTGTTTGATGCTCTGTTTTAAGCTTTTCTACATCTTCTTGTGTCATTTTACTATTAAAACTTTTTATAGTCTTATCTGCTTCTTTTAATTGCTCATTCACTTTATTAAAAGTTTCTTTAGGTACTGCATGTTTGGGAAATTCAGTATTAACACTTTTTAATATTTCCTCAATATCAAACTTATTTTCTTCGATTTTAATACCTTCTAATATTTTTCTTAACCATTCCATTTCCTCATCATCCCTTCTTATTTCTCTATAGATTTTTATAGTTGCCCTCCAACTGTGAGAGTTTCTTTGTTCTTTATGCTCTACAACTTTTTTAAAAAGAGCAAAATAAAAAAGCCCTATCTAGGACTTACTAAAACCAATATTATTATTCTCACTACAATTATTTATTGATATAGCTTCTATTTGTGATAAATCTATTATTGTTGTTCCATCTTCATCTAAATATCCTTTCAAATACCTACAATCTGAGTCAGCTTCCATAAAATCTTTCATTAGCTTATCAGCAACATCTTCATCTACTATTCCAGATATGCTATTGCCACTTTTAAACCAAATTATATACTCTTTCAATAAAATAAACCTCCTTAAATTTTTATTTAATAAAAAACTTCTTATAGACTTTTATCTAATGATTTATTTAATTCTTCCATTACTCTCTTTAAAATTTCATCAGAAACTTTATCTATATTAGCTTTATTTTCTTTTTTTAATTTATTACAAAGAATACCTACATTAACATTAGCAACACAATTAATAACGATTTGTACTACACAAACTACAACTATAACTTGAGCTAATATACACATTAAAATCACCTACCTTTTTATCTAATAATCTTTAATTTTTCCTTCTTTAGCAAAACGTGCTTTTATATCTTTAGATGCTATCTCTCTTATATACTCCAAATCCTCATCAGAAAGTTGTTTTTTAGGACTTTCTATTTTTATTTTTATTTCATTAAGCTTTTCTTTTCCAAATACTCTATTTAAATTTTCTTCTAATCTATTTACTCCTTCATTGAATGTTTCAATTTCTTTTGTAGCACTTTTTATATTTTCCTCAAAGTCTGTTGTATCTAACTTTATCTTAGCTGAAAGTTCTAAGTTATTTTTCTTAACCTTTTCTTTATCAATATATCTATGCTTTTGTTCTAAATTTTCAGCATAGTTTGTTAAATTTTCAATAGTTGCAGTATATTCAACTTTTTGATATGTCATTTCAAATATATCTGCTTTACATGGATATATTTCTCCTTTTACACCTTGTATAATGTAATCACCTTTGTTAGCTCTCATAGTACCTTCTAATGTTTCTAAATCACAACTTACATGTCCATTAATACATTTTTCTTGTATAAAATTACAAACTCTATCATTCTCAATAAACCATTTTGGTAGAGTGTCATAACCTAATCTAAATGCTTCCACTTCAACTGCTTTCTTTTTAAACTTAGCCATATTATTTATTCCTCCTTAAATTTTTACACAATAAAAGCACTTACTATTTAAACTTAACAAGTGCTCCCTATACAACTTCTATATTTTTTATTACATGTTCCTTGTACCATTCATTATAAGTCAAGTTTGCTGAAACTTCATAGGTTTTACCTTTTGGCAGTCGTGCTGTTCTCGTTTCTCCTTTTTCGTGTTTAAAATAAGGGATAGTTGTACAGCGACATCTTGGATGTATCGGAGGATAATTTTCTCCTTCTTTAGCTTCTTTAACTAAATATACTTTCATATCTAAATTTCTACATCTTTTACAAGTATTATCCTGTAACGTTGCTAAGAATTGATATTTATCTACTCCTTGACTTTCATATGCTTTTTTATCAGCTTCTGACATAAAATGAGAATGTTCCGTTTGTACTAATCTTATTGCATTTTCATAACTAGAATCCATTTTTTCCGATACTCTATTAGCAATCTTTTTCAAACTTTCTCCTCTTATAACCATTTGAGTAATTTCTTCCTTGATAACTTCACTTAATAAATCTCTGTTTTTCCATATCCTTTGAGAAAAATTTTTGCCACTCCAAGGATATGTAATTATGTCCTTTAGAGTTTCTTTATCAAGCTTACTAAAGCTAGTTCCAACTCCTACAAACTTTTGAGTTTCATATATACTTTTATAGTAACTATCTTTCACAGATTCCTCTAATAACTTTTCTACTCTATTATTTTGAATGTCAAATGTATTATATATCTCTTTAGATATTTGATAGAATAATTCTTCTAATCTATTTATTCTACTCTTCATAGCTAATGTATTAAGTTCTAATAGTAATCTTTCATCATTTGTTTGTTCTATTAACTTAATATATTGCTTAATATCCATACGCCATACCTTAAACTCATTGTTAGTTAAATTTTTTTGTGTTTCTGCATATGTTAGTTTATTCTGTTTAGCATATTTATAAAATAAATTAGCAATTTCTTTCTCTATATTTTTCATTGCAATTTTATATTGTTTATCTAGTTCTTTTAATACCTCTTTTTCATCTTTCAATCTTGCATTTAATCTTTGCTTTTCTCTTTCTTTCCAGTATTCAATATTATTATTCAAATAACTTCACCTCTATTCAGTAAAGTTATTATAATCATCAGATACTTTTGAAGCTTGTATTTTCTTTTCTTCAAGATAAAGTTTTTCAGCTTCTTCAACATCATCAACCCAAGGATGGTGCCTTAAAATAATTTTAGTTGGTATTATGCCAACTGACTTGGTTGCTATATCTGCATCCTCCAAATCATTTGACATCATATTTCTTGTATATGTCTGTTGTATCTTTTTATAGTCTGTAACTCCTAAAAAATATAGTATAGCTTTTATTAGCTTATCAAAAGAGGTTCTAAACTCTGTTTCAAGTAATCCACTTTTTAATTCTAACTTTCTATAAAAGAATTTAAGTGCTACACCACTTGCATTCCCAAAATTTTCAGTATCTTGTTGCAACCCCTGACCACTTTCATATATTTGTTTTTTCAAGATTTCAAGTATTATTTTTCGAGCTTCTGTAGGTATCTCTATTTGCATAGTTTTAAGACCACCAGAATCACCTTCTGAATCCGTTTCAGTCTTTATAGTTTTATATCTCTTTAATTCCTTTAAGAACTCTGATGTATCTTCTCCACCAAAGTTTTCGAGTATATAGATTATTTGCTGTATATCTTCTAAATCATTAGCAAAACCACTCATGACTCTGTCGTATAAGTCTAATATTTTTTTATATTTTGATAAGTCACTTTGTTTTTTTATATTGTTCGAAAATTCTACAAATGGTACTGAATTAAATCTATGTTGTACTGTTATATGCTCGATTTGAGAACCACAACATGATACTCCAAAAAATTTATATTTATCTAATATTTTATCCGTCCAAAATTCAACATAAGTATATGCCTGCTTTTGTATTTGACCTTTTACATCCTCTAGCTGAATATAATATCTTATTACAGCTTCTAACTCTCTTTCAATACCATTTCGATATATAGGAATAATTTCTTCTGTATTGACTACGCCATATTTAAAGGTTTGATTAGTTACCTGTTCCCCACTATATTCTTCATCTATCCAGTAGTGAAGCCATGCAGTACCACAATTACTTGCTTCTATTGCTAAATTCTTAGCTTTTCTAGTGAACTCATTCCCTAGAACATCTGTTACTTTCTCATTCAATTCCTTGTTATTGTCAATGTCGAATAAAACTGGATAAGTAAACATATAAGAAGCTTTTTCATCAACTAGTATTTCATGAAAGTTGTGACTAATTCTATTGTCAGCGTTTCGGAGTGGGTTCTCATCTCTATTTTGGACAACTACTCCTTTTTTTAATATATCGTTTTTGTTATAATAGTATGATTTAGCTTGTAATATCTCTTGTCTTCTAGCTGCATCAGCACTTATTATTGCTCTTATTTTTTCTAACTCCACATCACCACCACCTATTATTTAAATACTGATAATCCTTGACCTTTTAGTGCCTTTTCTGCAACTCCTGTTGTAGCATCACAATTAGACACCAAAAAACCATGAGCATAGTACACATGGTTTCCTTCAACAGTTAAATTATAAACTTTTACTTTTTTGCTTTCTATTGATGTGGTTGAGTCTGTTTGAACATGACTTTGAACATGTTTGTCTTTCTTTGGAAGATGCCTTGTATTTTGTTCCAACAAATTCTGTTCCACATATAATACATTTTGATGTATATTTAATTCGTCTGTTTTTACCTCTCCATCTTTCTCCGCATTTATCTGAACAGAATTGAGATGTTTGTACTTTGCTTTCAAAATAGCTCCCACATTCTTTACACTTACATTTATATATTTTAAGATTTTTTGAAATCTGTTTTGCATGCTCTGAGTGCCATTTTCTACCTTCTTCACTTTTATGCCATTCAGCAGCTTTTTCTCTTGCTTTATCAAGATTGTTAATAGTTGCTTTGTAAAATTCTTCATCTTCAAAATTTTTCTTTGCATGTAGCGATAAGTGTTGTTTATGCGGAATACATTCCAGGTTGTCAATGTTGTTATTAAGAGGATTAAAATCTTTATGATGAATATGATAGCCTTCTGGAACTTCCCTTTTATTATTAAACTCCCAAATTGCCACATGAAGTCCTTTAGCATGTTTTCTTTTTTCATTTTTACTTGACTGACTAAGATAATACTTCTTTTGTCCCATAAGTCTATATTCTTCTCCATTGAATATAACAGTTTCTTGTACTTCCACAACATCAACTCCTTTAGTGATATTATACTAGTTTCTGATATACCTGTCAATTTATCAAGACTTATAAAACCATTGATATAACTAAATACCTTATGATTTCTAGTAGCTTTTAGCCCTAATTTATTTATAGTTTCTTTTTCTCCTGTACATCCTGACCATAATACTCTTCTAAGACCAAATGGAGTAAATACATATTCCCCTTCTTTTATTTTCTCTATAGATTTATTACCAAACAATGTTGATATTTGTGTTCCTTCTTCAAAACACGCATCATCATGTTTATTTTTTCCTTCTCTTTGATAACTCACCATTGCCTTATAATAATCTTGCCATCTATCTCGCCAATTAACTGGAAAATATATATGTTCCATTACCCAACTACTATTAGATAAAATTCTAGCATTTTTATTTTTAGACTGATGAAACCACTTTATTGTTGTTTTATTACTTTTAAACTTTTCTTTCAATATTCTTTGTACATTTCTTGCAAAAGCTCTACCACCACTATTACTTTCTATATCAGCTTTGTTAACTTCATTTTCATAGAACATCTTAGCTGTTTTATATTCTGTTGTTTCCATACTCTCTTTTGTATATAAAACGTCTAATACATATACTTCTTTGTTATATACTCCATACACAATCGAACATAAATAATCTGCTCCTTCGTCTGCTGTATCTACATAAGCTTTAATAGATGTAAATAGTAGATTACCTTTTTCATCAACAGGAAGCTTGTCATACGTCTTAAATCTAGTGTACAAGCATCCTTTTAAGTCAATAGGCTCTTGTTGATAGTTAGCACTCGCAATATCCTCGCCCATAGCTCTTACTTTTGATTTATAACTATTTAGAGATAATACTTCTTCACAAAGCATGTTGCCATCTTCCTGTAATGCTTTCATATTAATATGTCTTACTTTCTTGCCTTCTTCTTTGTAATGTTCTAGTGCCCTACCTGCTAAATCTTTGCTCGACCATCTAGTCATTATAATTATTATTTTTCCGCCTTCTTCAAGCCTTGATAGCATAGTATTAGTAAACCAATCCCAATGTTTTTCAAGAACATTCTCATTGTAAGCTTCCTCTGCATTTTTAATTAAGTCATCTACAATCATCAGAGAACATCCAAAGCCTGTTGCTGTACCACTCGGAGAGGTCGCCAAATAATTATTATAACCACCTTCCAATGACCATAAATTCATAGCTCCATCACCGTGTTTGATTTTTGTGTTAGGAAATATATCGCTATAAATAATAGTGTCTATATCAGCTTTTTCCTCTTGAATAGCATTTCTAACATTCTTTGAAAACATAGTTGAAAGAGTCTCATTATAACTACCAGTCATTATTTTTTCATTTTTATTTTTACCTAAAATCCATTCTACGAATAAACTTGCACTTCTACTTTTCCCATGTCTAGGTGGCATATTTATAATTAAAACTTCATCATTTGAATAATAAAAATCTTGAAGCTTATTACAGGTTTCAACTAAATACTTTCTATCTTCTTTATAAAAGTTTGGTGCTAATAAATTGCAAAAATAAAAGAACTCACGTCTTGCAAGTTCCTTCTTAGCTTCTAACTGTATTAATTTTTTATCCATCATCTAATTTTGCCAACCTTTTTAATTCTTCTGTAGATAGTTCTTTAAATGGATTATTTATTGTAATTTCATTAGTTGATTCTACTATTTGTTTATCCCTCCATTCAACTGGTTTTCTATTTTTCAACCAGAATATCTGTGCCGTAACATCTGGCATTACTTGTTTAGTTACTCTTTTAGTTTCTTGACCTTCTTCATATGTTATCTCATCATATTCATAACCTAATGCTCTTTTTAGTAAAGCATTTTCAACCTGTCTATCAATTACTTCTTTTCCCTTTTTTAAGGCATTACAAATATTACTATACTTCTTTTTCCAGTCATATAGTGTTTTGACATTTATTCCAATATTGAGTGCTATCTGTTCATCTGTAAGCCCATCTCTTGCCCATCCTTCAATCTTAATTAGTCCTTCTTCTGTTATCCAATATTCATATTTAGCCATATCACCACCTCTTTATTTGTTTGTTTTGGGAATAAAAAAGAACTCTGGTTAGAGTCCTGTTTTTGTTAGTTTATATTGTCATTTTCACTTCTTTGTATCAAATAAATATCATTACCTAAATATGATGATTTTAGATTTGTATTCCTTAGAGTCTTTAATCTACCATAAGGTATATTGGTTATGATGACAACTTCATTATCAGATTTGTAAACTGAATATCCAAACAATAACCACAAAGGATTTAAATATATAAGATTCAATTTAATATACATTAAACCGATTAAAGAATATAAAATTAAATTTATTGTCATTGTTTTTGTACTAAGAAAATCTGTAGATAAAATTGGAACAATATAAGTCATCATATAGCTAATTATTGTATCCTCTGTCTTATTAAAAAACTCAAATTTATGATTTTCATTTCCTTTTGTCCTTCTTAAATCAATTAAAGTTCTAAACGAGATGATTACAAGGATAAATACCGCTATTATAAATAAAGAAACTATTTTATCTTCAAATCTTATTATTAACTTAATCTTATCAAAACTATTAATTTTATCAGAATATATAGTAAGTAATATTAAGTATAAAGGCAAGTATGATGATATAAACATTTTAATTCTCATGTTTAAATAGTTCAACCTATTCATGCAACCACCTCCTTTTATTTAATTATATACTATCATCAATTCCTTTTCTATCATGGATTATACTCTTATAATAAGAATCTCTTACTAATCTTATTATGTCCATTAATTGTTCTTTATTTTCATAAATCACTTTATCTCTTTCTCCATTTCTATCTATATTTATATCTAATTGGAATAAGTCAATTGCATTAACGACATTAGCAAAATTATCAAAGCAATTTTCTAGTCGTGCCTCTTCACTTAACATTTTAGTCAAAGTTCTTGTAATTCTTCTATCATTTAAACAATCTTCTTCAAATTGTTCAAAGTTATCTATCCTGTTAATGTCTCTTATTATATCTATAGTATTTTGAGCCTTTTCTAAATATTGATCTGCTATAGAGAAAATCCTCTCTAATGAAATATGATTAAAAATTAAAACATCCTGACCATATATAGCTATATCTATAAAACCATCTAATCCTAATAAATTAGAATCTAATTTTTTAAACCTATTATTTTTTATAAAACCCATAAAACCTTTACTTGATAATTTTTTAAATTTCGTTACTCTTCTAAAAAAATTTATTTCTTTTTCTTGATTATTTTCTTCAAATTTTATATTCAAACAGTAAAAATTCAATTTATTTATTATGTTATTTTCAATATTATCTCTAGATAAATTTTCTTCTCTATAACTTTCTATAACTTTTTCATAACATCCTATATATTCTATGTCACAAGTTTCAATAGTTTCATCTTTATATCCAATTGGACTAAACATAACCTGCTCAATATCCTCAAATCTCAATAAATATTCGCACACTAAGTTTTTCAAGTAATCTTGTAATCCATCTTCAATTGTTGGAGAATAACTTATGTAATTTATCCCCCTCTTCATAGTGAAATATAATCTAACTTCAGACCTTTCCAGTTTTAAAATATTCATTATTTCCCTTATATTCATAAATGCTCCCTCTCCTTTCAAAATATAAATTTCTACACTAAAACATAATATCCTCCAGCAATCGTTCGACAATCGAAGAATAAGCTGTGTTATTATGCTAAAATTTTACTGAAAGGAGGTGTTATTATGAGTAAAAATGTTGACATCAAAAATTTAAAACGATTTCAAAAGAAAATTGAGAAAATAGAACAAAATTCAAAATCTGAATTTGATAAAATTCGCACAATAATTCTCAACAAGAAATTTATGAACCAACACACTAATTTTGATTCTTTTGATGAACTACTTGCATTTGGTAATTACATAGTCAATTCAGAAGAAGACTTTTTAGCTATTCCTGATAATGAATTTGATTTATTTATAGTTAAAAATACTGATTTCCCAGATTGGCAAACCATGCTTGATTCAGCATATTCAAAATATTTAGAGTCTTGCCTTAGATAAAACATCTAGACAACTTTCAAAATGTTTATCTAATTCTTTTATGATTTCCCTAGATTCCTTTATAAACTCAGCCATATAACACACACCACTTGCAGGTATCTTGAATTCAGAATCTAGGGAATTTTTTCTTTCTGATACTACATCTTGTGTGTTTTTCTTAATCTCCATAATTTCATTCTCCTTTTAATTTATTGTATAAAAAAAGACCATCTATCAAGATAGTCATTTTAGATTTTATGTACTTTTATTTTTTTAGATATTTCAACATTTGAACTAAATAGTCCCCATCTAACGAATCTGTTTCGTCTTTATCAAGGCTTCTTTTTCCAAAGTCTACAAATCCATTATCCTTATAAAATTCAATTAATTTAGGTTTATCTTCACATTCAAGGTACACTATTTTCCCACCCATATCTAACTGTACTGCTTTTATCTTGTCACATGCAATTTTTAGAAGTTCATCACCCTTGATTAATTTATTATAATTATTTGAATAATTCTTTCCTATTTGCCCTATCAAAGGTGCTCCAATAATATATCTTCTTAGTTCTTCATTGTATTGTCCAAACTTCACTATTTTCCTAGCTAAAGAGTTTGATAATGTTTTTCTTTTTATTGTAAAATACTTATTAGCTAGAGTGAAATATCCAACTATAACAGGCTTGCCTTTATAAGAAGTTAGCACTAAATGTGTACTAGCCAAACCTTGTTTAGAAAATTCAATAGCTTTGTTTTTTAAAAATTCTTCTACATCTTTATTAAGGGGACAAGAAAAACTGGAGAGAATTTTTTTAACTTCTTCTTCCTCCAGTTCTCCCAGCATATTACTTAAGTTTACAATTAAATAGCCACTCATTAAAATCTCCCGAATATATCCTTTATTTTATCTTTTGGTACTTCTGAACATTTTTTACTTAATACAACTTCTTTTTCTTGTTTATTTTTAGCATTTTCTAGAGCTGATACTAGATTTCTTCCAAATGCCTTTTTTCTTACATCTACATTTTTTAAAATACTTTTTGTAGCCATAAGTACCACCTTCCATATCACTATTATAAGTTAATTATACAATCGTAACGTTAAATACACAATACATTTCGAGGAATTATCAGTTGGCATTTTGTACAAGATTTTATTATTATTATTATTCACAATATATACATTTTCTATAATAAAATTACTGTTATTTATATTAATTTAAATAACTTACACTATAAAAAATTATGTCATATATTTTATGTATATTAATTCAAATGCTTGCTAAGTATTTAATTTTAAGTATGCACATTATAATATACCTAAGCAAATAGTATTATGACAATAAAAATTTCTTTTTTTTTAAATTAAAAGACTAAGCTTACCCTCACTTAGCCTTTTTAAATAGGGAGATACATATATTATGTCGCAAGTTCTAAGAATCGAACTTAGATTAAACACCAGTACCTGCATGGTGAGTGAGGTTACCAAGCCCCACTCGGTTTAGACTCTGAATTAAGATACAAAACTGTATGAGATTTTAATCTCAATTCAAATACTATTTTTTAGTGTATCCGTAGATTAATTGAAATAGAAAAACTAAAGATTGAACATAGTTAGAATTGAACTAACAGCGTCCTCACGCCCTGCCTAGTCTGTTCGTATATGATAAATACAAAATTTTACTAGAATCTAATGTATTGTTTGGTAAATCTAATATATTTTCTAGTTCTTTTGGCTCTAAACTAAAATTATAGATAAGTTCTTTTGGAGTAAATACCTTCTCATTTAATAACATTAAAATTGCTGTCTTTAACAATGCTGGCATAGCAGTTAATAACTCATCATCTAATGGTTCTGATTTTCTTAATCCTCTACATTGTAAAGTACGAATCATAGAATGATATTCATCCATGCTGATGATTCCTAAAGAATATGAACGACGAATCATTGCTTGAATAGAAACTTTCCATTTACGTTTCAATTCTGTATAGTTTGGAATACGTAAAGGGGTTCTCTTAGCATCAAGTTTGAATGTTTCTTCTGGCAATAAGAATGTAGATGCGAATCGATTAGCTTCTGATTCTCTATCTTCAAACTCTTGCTTTTCTAAAGCTTCTACATCCTCACTCCACTCATGCAGGCATATATGACCTAATTCATGAGCTATATCAAAATGCAGTCTAGAAGTAGAAGTGTTATTATTAGAATACCCAATCAAGTACATAGTTTTTCCTTCAATGTCTATCATCTGACTAAATGTATCTATATAATCTATTGATGTAGGAAATCCTGTCACAATTATTCCATGCTGTTCTACTTCATATATGATATTATCAATAGGTTTTAACCCTAATCCCCAAGCTTCTCTTAAAAGTAAAGCAGCTTCTTCGGGCGTCTTATAAAAACAGTTTGGCAAATCCAATTTTGGAAACTCAATATAATCTTGTAAGAAAAAATATATTTGAGCTAGAAATTCCATTCTCTGAATTTGCTTTT